TTTCGTCTCCAAAAGAAACAGGGTGATATTTGTTAAGGGCTAAATAACTTCTGATTAATTCATCATCAGACATTTCATCCTCTCCTACAAATGACCTATATTTCTTTAAATTTTTAACTAACTTATCTTTACTAATACCATTGAAATCATTTATAATATAATTGTAAATTGCTTCTTTAAGTGTGTTCGGATTATGACCTCTTGCAGTAATAATTGAAAAAATAGAACCGTTGTTAATAGCCTCTTTGAAGTCTTTGAACGCAGGTCCTGGTTTTGCTTTCATAGAATCAACTATAAAATTTTTATCTCCTTCAGTTCTAAAGTTTCTAAAAGGGTCGTTACCAAATCCTACAATAGTGTGACCATTATAATCAAAATCATGTTTACCAATTTGACTTCTGTATTCCGCAAAATCATCAGTACTCATTGGCACTTCTTCATCATTATCATCTTTCAAAATAATTTTTGTAGGCATGTGAACAATATTATCGTCCCAATCGAACGCATAATATTTTAAATCTGGTGTTTGTTCGTCTTTAAAACCCTCGTTAATTTTTCTTTTCATTATTGGCTAAAAACAGGGGGTAATTAACCCCCCATTTTGTTATATATTTTCAAATGAAGCACCTGTTGGAGTGATAAAGAATTCGATATCAATAAATTCAAGCGCTTTAGTTGGTTTAAGGTATATTTTACCTGTAAGTCTGTTTGCATCTAAATCTTCTGGTGAAGATGATACTGTTACACGGAAATCATAAAGACCTCTGTCTCTTCTGATACCATCTAAGATAGGGTTAACACTATCCAAGAATTGTTGTCTAACGATTTGGTCGTTTTGTTCAAATAACAATCTAATCGCTACCGCTGAAATTAACTTACGAGCTTGTAATAACAATCTTCTAACATTCAATCTGTTAAGAGCTGTGTCAGCAACTTGTAAAGTTTTGTTACCCCAAATTACTGTACCAACGTCTGAGAATGTTGCGATTGGGTTGATTCTACCTTGATAAAGAGTATCTCTATCTTCTTGAGTCAACTTAACTCTAGCTTTGATTGAATTTACAAGACCTCTTGTGTAACCCGCTGATGCGAACCAAGGGAATGCAATGTTATCAGTCAACGCTAAGTTTCTACAAACTTCACCTGTTGGAGGTAAGTAGATTTGTGTATTATTTACTGTATCTCTTGTTAAAATCCAAGGATAATAAGTAGCTGTATAGTTAGAATCGATTCCTGTATTATCAAGGTTATCAACCGCTTCTTGAGGATAGATAATTGCTTGAGGGTCAGTAGAATCTGGTAAGTACATGTTGTAGTCAGGAGTTGTTGTGATATACACAGAGTCAGCTCTTGAATATTGTATCATTTGAATTGTTTCTTCTACTAAGTTAGAATTGTAAACATAATCAATACCACCTGTCGCAAACACGTTAATGTTTGTTGCTTCAGGGTTAGCAAATGTTAAGATACCAAGTAAGTAAGCGTAGTAGTCGGTGTTTGCAAAGTCTTGAGTATTGTTTTGAACAACAATTCTTTTGAACAATCCGTCACCTGTTGCTGTTGGGTATCTTACTGAAGCGGCAGCTCCAGCTAAATAACCTGATGCACCTAATTGGAATCTATCTTCGTTAGTTCTATATTCTCTATAGATATCCCATCCGTCAAATCCACCTGCGAAACATACTGTGTACTTTCTTGAGTAAATAAAATAGTAAGGATTTTCTTGTGTTGCTGGGTCTGTTCTAAAATCTGCTACACCACACTCAAATGCTGTTTCACCACTTGTATCATAATAGTTACCGATTGTTACAACAGTTGCTCCTGAGTCCATATGGAAACCTTTAGATAAAACGTTCCAAGGCATTGAGTCAGTTGCTGTTGCCCAAGCTTGTTGTGGATTTTGTTTTCCTTTATAATCTAAGAATGATTCATCAATACCATATTCAGTAGAAAATCCTAAGTAAGCTCTTCTTACGATATTACCAGGAGACTCAACTGCGTTTGTTCCACCATAAGGACTTCCGAATGGAGGGTCAGCAATTACTTCACCTGGGTAGTAATATTTTGTTTTAAATTTAGGATAAGGTGCTGGGTTAGACATATTTGCATATTGTCTTTGGATGTAACCATAAAAACCACATGGGATTGAATCCACAGGAGCATTATCTGCCATTTCTAACATAACGTATTTTGAAAGAAGCGCAAACTCACCATTTGAAGTACCAATTTTCTTTGCAACGTAGTTGTTAGAAGCTGGGTCCATATTACAATTTGTGAATTTTTCAATGACAACTGGATTTGCATCTGTATCATAGAAGTTTCTAACTAAAACATCAAAACTCATATTATTAAACGATAAGTTTGCAATTGAAATTTTAATTTCATAATTTGCAGAATCTCCATCAGAAATTGAAATGAACTTAAATAAATTATAAACTTTATTACCTCTTAATTCTGAAACCAAAAATGGTGTTTCAGGTGATTGATATTTTTCTAAATTCCAAGCAATTGAAGAACTACTTTGACTTCTAGCGTCAGGTAATGCAATCAACTCACAATTTAATCCTTTAATATAACCTTGGTTAAATGCATAATTTAAAGAACCTGGATAAATTTCTTCAACAAACACAGGAACCTCATATCTTGATTTACCAAAATTATCAACACCTAATACTTTTGTTATGTATTTTGAATCCGCAGCTCCTAATGAAGCTTCAAGAGAAAAATTATTACCTTCAATAGTAACGCCTGATAATAAGAAATGTGCGTATGGTGATTTAGTAATACCTGAGTATTGACCACTACATACCATTTGTAAATCAGTTAATCCACTTACTTGGTAAATAGGACCATGATTCATACTATCAACACTGTTATCATATAATGAAATACCTCTCGAACGAAGTGTAGCGATAACCATGTTATTAAATTCAGGATATGCTGAGCCCATAAAGCTATTAACATTACCTGTTAAAGTACCTGTATACTCTCCTGTCGCCCCTGTTGCATAATTGATAATTTCATAGTAAAAAGAATAACCTGAATAATTGTTATCCATATAGTTACTAAAATTAGCATAATACCAAGGGTCATTGCTATTAGAACTTAAATCGTTAGTATCTAAGTTAAGTGTATCACAAAGATATTCATTAACAACTGTATTATATTCAGATGTTAACATCCAATAATCTGAACTAGGGATTGCACCATACACATATGCAGTTGTTGCAGATAATGTTGGTGTGTTATAAACAAAACTTGTACTATTTTGAAAATCATTAAATAATGTCGATGTACTTCCATCACTTAACACATATTGTACATTTAAATTTGGTTGAATATAAGTTGTGAATACAGCATTCGATGACGTGAATTGAAAAGTTCCATCAGTCGCATTACCACTGAAATCAATAGTAAATGTTAAACCTGATGTATCAACATCAATAGTTGTTGGGTCTACGTTAGATGTTACTCTAATGCTCCATGATGGACCAGCATCATAACCTGATAAACCTAATACTCTTGTTACGAATAATTGGTTCGATTGTTGTAAATAAGATTTTGCGATGTACGCAGCCTCATATTTTGGGATTTGTGTATTCACAAACTTAACAGGTTCTGTCCCACCAAAGTAGGCTTGGAACTCGTCGTAATTTGTTATAAAAACAGGTTCGAAGGCTGGACCTTTAATTGTCTCACCAACTAAACCTAATGTCGTTACACCTACGCTCTGAGCTACGAACGATAAGTCCGTTTCAGAAGTGTATACGCCAGGTGATACGAATACTTTTTGATTTGCTTGTGCTGTTGCCATTATTAATTAATTCTTGTGCAGATTTATTTTAATGATAAATATTCATTACTAACACAAAAAACTTGACTTTTGGATATGTATTTGTAAACGGTATGAATTAATTCTGCCTTTTTTCTACCATGAAAACAAAGAAAGAAATAAAGAATCTAAAAATATCACCTGAATCACACGATATACTGAAAAAGTATTGTGATAAAAGAGGTATTAAAATTTATAAGTTTATTGAGAATTTGATAATTGAAAAATGTAAAGAGAAGAAAGATATCTATGGTGATTAAACTAATTTATCTTCAAACTCAATATTGGCATCTTTGGTATTGTCATTCTTAACAACTTCAATTCTTAAAACATCGTTAGTTGTTATTTGAATTCTTTGAGCATCGCTACCATAATAATCATCGTTGATGTAGACTTCGTATGTATCAACATTATTAGAATTAACAAAAGATAAGTCAGCCGTAAAATCAATTCTTTCACTTAAAATATTAGTTCCCGCAACAAATAAAATATTTGAAAGAAAACTGTCGGGATTTTCGGGCTCCCTTCTTTTCTTTTGTCTAAAACTACTAACATCAAGTTCAAAGATTTGAGCAACTCTAGAAATTGCTGGTTTAACTTGAAACTCTTCTTCATCAATTAAGTACCCCAACATCGTGAAGTCATAATTCTGAATAAAATATTTTCTGTTCTCAATTTGCATTTGAGACTCGTCGGCAATATTGTTTAAGATAATTGGAACATATTGTCCTTTAATAAACGTGTAGGCTTGTCTTGAAGAAAACTTTTGCATCACAACTTTATTCAACTGATTCAATTCTCTCATTCTGTTACAAATAATTTTAACTGAATAGTTGATATCAACAGGAACTGGTTGTGGAATAGTGTAGATATCCATACCTTGTTCATTTCCATTCCAAGTTGGAACCGAAGCATAATAAAATTGTTTTCTATTAGGTATTGTATAAAGAAGTGCTGGATTTGTACCAAACTTAACTTCAGGTTGTCTAACTACCGTAATGAATGGAGGTTCGGGGTTATTATCCAAGTTAGTGAACATTGCGGTTTCAACATATTGAGACCAGTTCTGACTTGTAATAATAATATCCACCATAGGAACAATACTACCCGCACTAACCACTTGTAAGTCACCCTTAACAAAATCTAACATACCTCTATCTAAATCGGCGTGCAAAACTGACTTAGGTAAATAAGTTCCATCTTTATTGATGTATTCCAATAATTGTTCCCTACGAGCAGATAATACTTTTTTAGGGACTAAAGGTAATGTTGGTTTAACTTGTCTTGGTAACGGCATTATATTCCTCTAAATTCATTTTCACTTACGTATGTTGCGGTAACTGTCCTATAAAAAGGTTTGTAGCCAGCGTAAGTGTGTTTATTATCAGACTTAACAATCCCATCGTCTATGATTGTGTAGTATCTAACTCTATCTTCAGTTTCATAATATCCAATATAGTCACCCATAAAAATATTAACTTGCATATCATCAAGAGTTTTTTGATAAATAGAAAACTTCATGTTACCTGGTTCATCTTGTTTAATTTTGGAACTACCTAATAATTTATTAGTTGGCGCCATAATTTGAACCAAACCCTTAAGTTCAACAGGTGCTAAAAATTGTATACCGTCTTCTAAAACTTCACCGTATACACCATCAGTTTTTGTCTTTTGTCTATCAATACGATATAATACAATAGTGAAGTTCATATCACCTATTAACCACTCCTCACCCATTCCAATATCAAGTGAATAATCCTCACCACCAAAAAACTTACCTAACCTTGTAATTGGTACTAATTTTTCCATATTGATAAATACTTTAATTATAACTATATTTAACTCAAATATTTTTTCCATCGATGGAAGTATCAATAGAATCGAAGTCATTAACATTATTAGAAACCTACGAAGGGGGAAACAACTACCTTTTAGAGTTAAAGAGAAAATCTCAACTCAATAAGAAGTTTTACCCAACAAGGAGTCAAGCTGAATACATAATTAACAATCACGACAAACAACCAAAGGTTGCGAAGAAGTGGGTTATTCTTGATGCTTATTTTGCTCAGAAACTTGCAGATGATAGATTACTTACCGTAATCCCTGAAAAGGTATGGGTAGAAAAACTATTGGCTGAAAAAGAAAAAGCGTTTCATATTTGGGGTAAGATAAATGAAAACCAAGAACTTCATGATTTTTGGTTACCCAAGGCGTCAATCATAAAAGATAACACAGTAAAAGACGTGGTTATTGATTATGAAAAATATTCCAAGCGTCCTCCATTATCACATCAGAAAGAAGCGGTACAAAAACTTGTTGAGAACAAAAAGTTTATCTTGGCTGATGATATGGGTCTTGGTAAAACCACATCAACAATAATCGCAGCTCTTGAAGCTGGCGCAAAAAAAATCTTAATCATTTGTCCTGCGACTTTGAAAATTAACTGGAAAAGAGAGATTGAAAATTATTCAAATAGACCAATCTTTATTGCAGAAGGAAAACAATTTTCAACTGAACACGACTTTGTTATTATAAACTACGACATTATAAAAAATTTCCATGACCCTAAAAAGAAAGATGAATCGCAAATTCTTACTTCCAATTTTGATTTGGTTATCATTGATGAAGCACACTATATCAAAAATGCTCAAGCCCAACGTACAAAACTAATTAACGATATTGCAAAGAAAGTTGACCGTTTATGGTTATTAACTGGAACTCCCATGACTTCCCGTCCAATTGATTATTTTAATTTATTAAGCCTAATTGATTCTCCTGTTGCCAAAAACTGGATGGCTTATGTTATAAGATATTGCCAAGGATACCAATTTAAAGTTGGTCCAAGAAAAGTGTGGAATGTTATGGGAGCATCCAATTTGGAAGAACTTAGGGATAGGACCCTAGGGCTTACCCTTAGAAGGTTAAAAGAAGACGTTTTAGACCTTCCAGACAAAATTATCACACCAGTCTACTTAAGATTAAAGTCCAACGAATATGAGGAGGTAATGGGTGAATACTACAATTGGTATGAAAAGAATCCTGAGGAATCTAAATCGCTTACAGTTCAATTCACAAAACTAACAAAGGTTAGACAAATCATTGCTGATGAGAAAATTGCTCAGACAATAGAACTTGCGGAGAACATCATAGAACAAGGTAAGAAGGTAATAATCTTTTGCAATTTTACAAATTCGCTTAACAAAATATGTGAACACTTTGGTAAAACTGCCGTTAAGGTTGATGGTTCAATGTCCAAACCTGAAAGACAAAATAGTGTTGACGGATTCCAAGAAAACGAAAAGATTAGAGTTTTCGTTGGAAATATCAAAGCTGCGGGAGTTGGTTTAACATTAACTGCTGGTGAGGCGGTTATTATGAATGATTTGTCATTTTTACCATCAGACCACGCACAAGCAGAAGACCGAGCTTATAGATACGGTCAAAAAAATAACGTACTAGTTTATTACCCCATCTTTGAAAATACAATCGAAGGAGTCATCTACGACATACTTGCAAATAAAAAACAAGTTATCTCAACAGTCTTAGGTGATAACCAAAACACAGTAGACGCAGCAGAGGAAATATTAAAAAGAATTCACGAATTGCGTCGTTAAAACAATATTGGATTATTTATATGAAATGGATAATCCTAAACTATGAAGAAAGTAGAAGAAAAAATCCAACAACTTGAAACACAAATACACGAAAACCACGTTAACAAAGAAACAGAGTTGTTGATTACAGAAATGAAGAAAATAGGAATAGAAAAGTTACCTTATTCTTACTCAGCCCTCAAACAGTTCATTGACTCCGAAACGATGAACTTTCATTATAACAAACATTATAAAGGGTACGTGGACAAATTAAATGATGCACTCTCAAAAAAGAAATACGGAGATTTAGAGTTAGAACAAATCATCAAGAACATAAGTCGTTACGACAAAACAATCAGAAACAACGCAGGTGGCGCATTTAATCACGCATTGTTTTGGAACATGTTGACTCCAACACCAAAGAAACTTGAAGGAGAACTTTACAAGAAAATTACAAAACAATTCGGAAGTCTTACCGCATTCAAAAAGAAATTTGATGCAGTTGCCAAAGACAGATTTGGTTCAGGATGGGTATGGTTAGTATTAACAGCAAAGAATACTTTGAAGATTATGTCTACGCCAAACCAAGACAATCCGTTAATGAATGTGATTGAAGGTGGGGGGTTTCCTTTATTAGGTTTGGACCTTTGGGAACATGCTTATTATTTGAAATACAGAAACAAGAGAGATGAATATATCTTAAACTTTTGGAAAGTTGTGAATTGGGATTTTGTTTCAAAATTATATGAAATGAGAACTGAAACAAAATTAACTGAATCTCTTGAATTAAGTGGTTTATTAACAGAATCTATAGATGCCAAATTTTGTGACGCGAAAGAAGTTCTTTTTTATAAAGAATTAATTAACAATCCAAAAATAAAAAGGATTTATCAAGATGGTATAACTGAAGTATTAAAAAAAGTTTTCCATCATTTTTGGGTGGATAGCACAAGTAAAGAAATGTCAGGATTTTATGGTGTCGAATCCAAAGAAGGGAGGTCATTATTGAATAACTTGAATACAAACTTCAACGCATTTTGCCTTATAGGTAAAGCAGTTAATAGACAAATTGAAAAGATTGGTAGACAAGATAAACTATTTGATTTCAGTAAATCTGAAAATAGAACACCAAAAGAAGTATCAAGGTTTATCAACGCTTTAGACCATTTTAAGTCAGATATTTTTACAAAACATAATGAAGATTTTATCAACATTATAAAGGTATTAAAAAAATTATGGGATAGAGGACAAAAATCTGAAGACAACGTACTAAAAAAAGTTGAATACTATTTTGAAGGTAGAGCTAAAATGGAAAAAGTTGGCGGTCACGGACAAAAAGTCGACGCCTTTAAGGGTGTTGATTTAATTATTTCTGTTGACGGTGAAACTCACACAGCTCAAGTAAAACCATATTCATCAACAAAAATTGATGGAACTAATGTAGAGTTATATGATACAGGTAATGTAAAACCTTATAATGTTGATTGGTTAATTTTTATACAACCAAAAACTAATAAGATATTAATATTCAATAACGACCCTATCAGTAGTGAAAACAAATATGTATTTAAGTTAAATTCACTTAAGCACGAAATAGAATAATAAAGATATTTATTTGATATGTCAGTAATACCAGAACCAGAAAGGTCAAAAATATATACCAGAGTTAAACATCAATTAGGAGCTCCATTAAGAAGCGTTGAATTAGAAGACGAAATGTTAGATTCATTAATGGAACTATCTATTCAAGACTACGAAGAGTATGTTTTGCAATGGTTAATTGATAGTCAATGGGTTAACCTTGTTAATCTAAACATGACTGAAAAATCTGTTGCTCAAGCACTTATAACAAGAACAATGGATTTTGAACAACAATTTGCATACTCATATTCCAAAATTGCTGGTCTTCAAACTACGGGTCCATGGGTTCTAAAGAAAGATTATTTCACATTAGAAAAAAATGTTCAAACATATGAAATCCCTGCTGGTAGAGAAGTTAATGAATTGTTATGGTTCTCTGACCAACCATGGACCGCATACGGTCTTGGTGGTGTTGGTGGTTTTGGATTTGGAGGTATAGGTTTAGGTGCAGACCAAGCAGGATACGCTCAAATGGGTAATCAAGGTTCTTATTTTATGATGTCAGGTTTTGATTACTTAATAAGAATGCAAGAAGCCAACGTCCTTAGTAGAATTTTAGGAGGGTCAATGACGTACAGAATTACAGGATTACCTGATGGCAAAAAGTTAATTCACTTAATGAATACACCTGGAGGTAAGTTTAACTGGTCAATGTATAATCAATATGTTGGTAAAGCCGTTTGGTATTGGTATTATGAAACTACTCCTGACAGTAGAGCGGATTGTTTAAAAAATAATCCCGATGTTATTAAACTTCCAACCGACGTTCCATTAGAAGAATTAACTTGGGAAAACATAAATACACCAGGTAAACAATGGATTAGAAGATGGTTTACCGCTTATGCCAAAGAAACCTTATCAAGAGTTAGAGGTAAATTTAGTGGTAACCTTAAAACACCTGATTCAGAATTAACTATGGATTATCAAAGTTTAATGACTGAAGCTAAAGATGAAAAATCAAAACTTCTTGAAGAATTAATAGGTGCTGAAGGATGGTTAACAAGATTGAGACCTGAAAAAGTAATGGAAAGAGAAGCGCAAATCGCGGAAAACCTAAATAAACAAATGAAGTTCAGAGCAATGCCTCGTCAAATTTACGTAATATAATGGCTATAATTAAAACAGTACCAGCAAGAAAATATATCAGTGGACAATTAGTAGAAACATCTGAAATAACATTAGTTTCAGAATTAGATTATCGTACAAATGGGGAGGACTGTTGTATTGTTCGTGGTATGAGAGAATCATACGTTACGTTGGATTCAAAAACAACAGACCACATTACCGTGAAGGCAATGAACCATTTAATCGTTAGACCAGATGTTGGTAAAATTGATGAAGAATACGACGAAATTGTTGCTGACAAATTTGCTTGTATTGAATTCAGATTTGTTGGTGGAAACTGGTATATTTTATCATCAGACGGTTTGAAGCAGTCCTAATTTTTCTTCCCAACCTTCTTCAGCCAAATCGTACATATAGTCAGATTTAAGACCTCTCTTTTCCCAATATCGTAATTCAGCTTCTGTTATATCCATAACATCTTTTTGTAAATCATCTTGGTCACCTTCACCTAAAGGATGTCCATTAATCAACTCGCATTGAGCTGTTGTAAAGATACCTCTTTGTTCAGGGTCAGCAACAATCAAAGCATTTCTTACTTCATCTTGGAATACAACCATAAGAGGTTCGATTCTTTTGTTGAAAGTTGCAATTGCTCTTGGGACATTATAATCTCCTGTTAAGGTAGGGTCTTTATCTAAAATATCCTTGTCCAACATATAACAGTTAATCATCACACCATCAGTGATAGGTTTAGCCTTAGGATTGCTATGTAAATTAACAGCATTAGTATCTTTAATTTGTTTTACAGTCATCTTTTGAACATCACCTTGAGATGCTTTGGTTCCATTATTAACATACATAATTACATCACCTAAATTAACACTTAACCCATCTTGTAGTGCCAACTCCATATGAGCCATTCTACTCATACTATTACCAGCTTTAGTTTTAGTTGTTAATCTTTTCTTATATTCGTCGAGACTTAATTTGACTTTAGCTCTTTGTGCAATCTTACTTAATGGAATTTTCTTATCAAATATAACTTGTAGATACTCGTAGTAATATTCGATAAACGCTTTGCCATTACCTTCTAACAACATCTTTACCCCTTTATCCAAAAATTCTTCAATATAAAGCGGAAGTTTTTTTGACTTAATGGAATTGCCAGTCAACTTTATCTTTCCTTTGGCATCCATAACAGCGTAATTTTTTCTGGCAAGATTTATACATGATGGCCATATCCCATCAGTATCAAGTGCCATCTCACCTCTCATAAAGATATCATTATACTCCGCAACGTCAGCTTCAGGTCCATAGTATTCTTTACCTAATTTTACCTTCCAATTCAATCCACGACCAACATAAACTCGGTCTTTTGCTTCAGGAGGAGTTGAAAAGTTAACACCATCCGTATCCATTACCAACGGAACATAACCCTTGGTCATAAAAAATTTAATCATCTGACGAAGATATTGTCTACCTGTACAAGTAATTTGTTCTCCCATATACATGTCACCCCACGCGTAAACCTGTGGAGCTGACAACGCACCAAACATAGAGTTAATGAATATCTTAATTGGTAGTTGTTTGTTACCGTATGTTGCAGACTTCTTAGGGTCAGTTGTATAAAATTGTTCAGCAAGTTCTTTGTATTTGATACGGGTATTACGGAAATAACTTAACATTCCTTTCATCGCACCTGTTACATCACAGTCGGGGAATACATCGTGAACCAATTGAATTGATGGATATAGTGAACTAAAGTCCAACTTAAGTACATCCTTAGAATATCCAACTTTAAGTAATCTTGATAAACCACCTACAAAATCCGTCTTTGCTTCTTTTGCAGGAATTGCCAATCCGTGTTTGTATGACCAAGCTAACATTAACATCTTCCATAAAGTTGCGGTTCCCATCGTGGATACTCTCTCATATGTTGTTGGAATCATTGCAGCAAGTAAAAAAGAACCTTGATTGAATTCAGTATCAACCTTTAATGTTTCGTCCAAGTCATCATCAAGATATCTCTCAACAATATTATCTCCCGTAGTTTTAATATAAACACCTGGAAACTTAACGTCCAAATCTTGGTATTCACTTGCTTTTTTATATTTTCCATTTTGAATGTTTAACCAATATTCTTCTTTGTTGGTATATAATTTACCAATACTTTCGTGTTCAATATAAACGCGGTCAGGTGCTTCAGCATTAATAAACTTGGTAATATATTTCAAACCCGCAGCTTTAATACTTGAGTTAATGGCCTGAGCTCTACGAACAGCGTGAATGATATCAATTACATTATAACCCCAAATGGATGTCTGAACATATTCCTCCACCTCATTTGCAAGTTTTAACATACTATCTTTTCTTGTGAATGAATGTTGGGGATGCAATGAGTGACAAGCTTTCTTAGCATCCAATCCTAATATTTTGCACCTTTCGAATATCCAATGCCAGTCGAAGTTCGCTGAATTATACCCACCAATAATACTTGGTTTAATTTCATCAATTACTTTGAAGAACTCAACGATGGCATTCTTCTCCTGAGACTCATCTATACACTCAATTACTCGGTGGTATCCTTTATTCGTTTTGATTCCAATCATGAAAATACGACCATCTTTAGGGTCAAGGGCGGTCGTTTCTAAGTCAAACACAAGTCTGGTGACTTGCTCGTAGTCTTCAAAACCTTTAAATAATCGTTTTTCTTTTGAAATTAAGTATTGTTCGACTGGTGGTAGAATCATTATCTTGTCTTTAGATTTATCTCCCCATGGGTCACAACCACCATCTCTAAAGAACTGAATAAGTTCTCTATAACCTTTAAGGGATTTAACAATATAAGTTAAACCTTTCTCAAGTCTTTCATTATCCTTTGTATCAAGTTTTTCAATCATGATACCATATTTGGACATCGCTTCTTTTTGAGCGGCTTTGGAATCACTATAAAACTTTAATCCTCGTAAATCACCTACCCAAGCAAATGGAATAAATGTATCCTTACGGATTTCTTTACCTCTACCAGGAATTTCTTTGATTTTGTAAATTGAATTGGATGCGTAGTCGAACTCTATTGCGACTATAAATTCTTCAGGGTCATTACCGTGTAAGAATGACTCTATATCTTCGTTAGATATCATAAAATATATTTTTAGATTGGTGTATTAGCTTTCACAATACGTGAAATTTACCTTCTTCTATAAATATAAAAAATCTTATTAACTAATCAAATTAACAACAAGCAGTTTCAGAAATAAAACTATCTTGAATATTAATATAAAGTTCTTCCCTGATTGGTAATATCAAATTACCTTCATCGTTTTTGATTAAAAATTGACCTTGGTATCTACCCACAGTGTCTGTGTCGTATTTTGTAAACTTAAAATAAATGTAATATTCAGGAGATGCTCCTTCAGGTAAAATTAAATTAACAATTTCACATGGTGCAGAAACAATCTTTGGAATACCTGTTTCCATATCAACCATAGAAAAATAAATTGATGATACTTCTAATGATTGCATTAGTTCAAGATATCCTGCCCTACCGTCTTTAACAACCTGCATTTTCAAAACAGGAAGTGTTGCATTTTTTTTGATAAAAAATTCCATAACAATAAATATATTGTTATGACTCTTTACGTAGGTCTCCGTTGTAATGTTCAAATCTATTATGTTCAGTCGGAGTTATTAATAATAAACCAGGATATAATTCGTCCTTTTTTACCAACTGATACATATGACTCATCCATGTTTGTTCAAACGGATGTGCCCAAGTTGTATCTAAAAACATTTTTTTATTTCCTGGTCTACTAACAATTTGAGGCCAGTTACAATAATAAACTTCACCTATCGCATATGGTAATCCCTTGTGAGATAAAACGGCACTAAACATTGTTTTAGGTGCATTAGGGTCTAATCCTTGAACTGGTAACCTGTTTTTTCCTGGCCAAAATTGTTCTCTGATATGTTGTGGTACATTATACCAAGACCATTGAGTTCCATTATCTCCATAAAATTCTGTGTAATTTAATTTAAGGAAATCAAAATTTTCTTTTTTCATTATCTCTAATGATTTTGTATATAAATTTGGAATATTTCTATTAAATCCATTTCTACATACTCCATTATTTGGAAAGAAAAACATATCATCTTCAAAGAATAAATAATAATCTAAATCAGTAGTATCAAAATGTTCAGCAATAAATTGTCTTCCACCACAAATACCTAAATTATCTTTTTTTATGTGAGTAAAATTGTGTTCTTCACAAAGTGTGGCATATTCTTCAAAGGTTGACTCATCAGAAGAATTATCTAATAAAAATTTTTCCGTCTTAATAAGATAATCTTTATCGTATTCAGTCATAGATTTAATTAAAGTTCTAAACTGATTTGGACTATTGAATGTTATAACATATAACCCAACTTTTGATGTGTCTAGAGTATTAACACTTTCTACAACCTTGGTCTCATTTTTAATTTTAAGGGTGTCATTTTTTAAGTCTTCAAAGAATTTACCAATTAAACCATTTGATTCAATTTCAAAATAATTTATAATATCAGAATGTTTATAACACATAATACTGAATATTGATTCTTCAGTACCCATATAACCTTCATCTAAAGTTGTTTTTAATAAAGAATAATATATTCCATTAATATCACCAATAGAGTCTTTCGGTCCACCAAAAAAACCTCCTCTAGCAACATTATTAACCTTATCTCCCGCAATAGAATTTAACTTATTATATTCGAAGCCATGTATTTCATTTTCAGCATCGTATGGAAAACAAATGAATGAAAACTTAGAAATATATTTTGATAACTTATCTAAAACTTTGTCGTGTGTAAAATATCCTGGATGTACGGTATTTGTTAATCCACCATCAATCCAAAAAAGATATTCAGAATTAAATTGGTCCATTATTTTGGCGTCATTTAACATAAACACTTTCGACATTACTAACGGATTATAGTTTTCTAAACGAGCTTGTGTTGAATCTTTTAACCACGCAGCCTGATTAGACCAACTATCTTTTGTTCTTATTTTTTGAATCATATCAAAAAACTCATTATTCTTAAACCAATCTAGAGGTCTAACAATAAATTGAGTATTATCTTTTGACCTTCTTTCAAAAACAAAATCTCTTAAGGTTTCATCACCAAAAATAATCATATTGGCATCTACACCTAATAATGAACTAAATTTGTCTAAATAATGTTGATATGGTCTTGACCAACCTTCTTTAAGTTCATCTCTACCAATATCCCAAATACCTGTTACTAAAGTTATATTATTCATAAATTCTATTAAATTCTTCTAATATTCTATAAAAACTTTTATTGTTTTGGAACAATTCTTCTGATGTTCCTTGTGGCGCATTATCCCTACACCACCATATATCAAAATGTTTTCTTACAAATAATTCTTTATGATTGAAGTACATTAAAGTCATTATTTGTTCTTCATGTGGTAATCCCTCATCACTACCTAAAATACTTTGAACATAGTTTTCAAATGTTGTTACCATTTCATCCCACTTATCTCTATGACCACCAAACAACCCACCAATGATATGAATACTTCTATCATATTCTTTATACCACTTTGAATTCACAGTTCCTGACCAATAATTTCTATCATTTTCTTTACCAAGGATAAGAAATTTATCTTGAGTATCCTCAATTAAATTTTTCAAAAAGTCATTATTAAAAAGTGTACTTTCATAAAATCTTCTCATTGGATGTTTGTCGTATGTAAGATATTTTAATGGGATTAA